GCGATATTATTAAAGGGACAGCGGTTGGTGGTGCATATGGTGCAGCATCTGCAGCAGTTGCTGGTGAGCAAAGACTTGTCTTCGGGCAGGATGAAATTGTTCTCCATATTCCAGATAAAGTTGCGTCAGGATATAGTGCAAACTGGGAAACTGCAGATCTCGGTGGACTCGTTGGTGCTGTTGCATCGGGTAAAATGTCAGCAGATTCATTGTTCAATAAAAATGGCGAATTTGATGCAGGATCAGCGATGCGTTCTGGTGGCGAACTTGGTGACTATGCATTAAGAAAACTTGGTAAGGTTGCAAGTATTGCTGGTTTTGATAACATAAGTAATGTTGTTGCCGCGACTTCTAAGAAAGTCGAAAACCCATACAAGGAACAACTATTTCGCTCCATGGGTTTCAGAAAATTTGCCTTTGATTATAGATTTTCCCCCAAGAATGATAAAGAAGCACAAGAAATTTTCGGTAAAGATGGTATCATACAAACTTTCTCGAAACACATGCATCCAACAAGAAGTCAAAATGGATTGTTTTTGACCTACCCATCAGAATTTCTTATCATCTACTACCATAATGGTAGTGAAAATAATTACATCAAGAAAATTTCTAATTGCGCATTGACAGACATGACTCTAGAATATGGCGCAGAAGGATTCACAACCTTCTCAAATGGTTGTCCTTCTGAAGTGACAATTCGGTTACTATTCACTGAATTGGAAACTCTAACAACAGATAGAATTGAACAAGGATTCTAAGATGCTTTTTTCCATGTTTCCTCTTTTAAGAATAGAAAATCTCCCAACTGGACCTGCAATCGTAACTGATATTTTTCGCAGAGTTTCGATGGATCCGTTCAAAAACAATATAGTTCTTCTTCAAGAAGTAACTATTCCTGACGGATTTACTATCGAACAAGTTGCAGATAAGTATTATAATCGACCAGATTATCATTGGGTTATTATGGTCATCAATGATATAATTGATATCAGAAAAGAATGGCCAATGAGTAATTCAGATCTTCTATCATATTCTAAAAAGAAATATGGTGAAACAGGAATATATGAAACGCATCATTATAGAACAAGAGATGTTGATAAATTAACTGTGGATTATGATGCTGCAGGACTTGCGAATGGAGTTATAGAAGAAGTGACAAATATCCAACATGAAGAGGAATCAAATGATTCCAAGCGACAAATTAAAATGCTAGAATCTAAATATCTCGGAGAATTCGTCTCGATATATTCGAGCTTGATTAGTGGTAAATAATAATGGCTGAAGAAGCAACAAAACAAGAACAACCTAAAGCAAAAAGAGCAGCAACAATTGATGATGGTTTGCAAAAACCAGGTGACGTAATTATCAATCAACTGTTGCTCAATACAGTAAGTTCTGAATTTTCATTGGATTTAAAACCATACATGATGGAGTTTCATCTGTATGAAGATATTTTTTCACCAACATTGCAAGGTTCTATAGTAATTCGTGATGCGATAAATCTTATCGGTAAACTTCCTATTATTGGCGATGAAATTTTAACTGTTGATATCCAAACACCATGGGGTGATTTAGCGGGGGAAAATAAATCTAATTTGGGATCTTTTGATCCATTGAATAAAATTCAGAAATCTTTCTCTGTTTATGCGGTAAAAAATAGAAAACTCAACAATGACAGAGAACAGTATTATCAATTATTTTTCTGTTCTATTGAAGCATCCACTGATAATATTATTCGTTTGAGTCAAAAATATGAAGGTACGACAGACGAAATCGCATTTAAGATTTTTGAAGACAATATTTCAACACCTCGTATTTTCACAAACAAACAAGCAGTAGACGATACAGATGACAAAACACAACTGTTCATTGCAGATACTCCACATAGTTCTGTAATAACATTTGTTCCTCCGATGTGGTCACCAATTCAAACTATTAATTGGTTGGCAAAAAGATGCATTGGTTCTGAGTATAAAACCCCGACGTTTCTTTTCTTTGAAACGACGAAAGCATTTTATTTGTCTTCTATTGAAGAATTGGTGGCATATCAATTAGAAAACAATCAAATCTACTCAGATTATGTTTATCATCCAAATATTGATAGTCTTGACACAACTTCTTCTTTATCTAAAGGATTCGCTACAGTAGAAGCAATGAATTTCTTGACTAATTTGGATATTATACAAAGTCAAGATCTGGGACATTTTGCAAGCACGGTTCACTCATTTGATCTTGTGAAGAAAGATTATACTCCTTATACTTATGATCATGGTTTCAATTTTAATGGAAAACCAGAAACCCCGATAAAGCACATGGAATCTTATAAGTTCGTGGCAGACTCGAAGGGTGCTGGTTCTTTTCAATATGATGAAACTAGAAAATATAACATGATATTTCCAATAAATGTTTTACGTTCTGGTGACAATAGACCATTTGTTTCTACAGTAAATCCAGGAGTATTAGACTCAACGGAAGATTCGATTGATCTCCACCCAGAACAGTTTGTCGCGCAACGCAATAGTTCTTTGATGGATATAACTACTATGCGTTTACAATTAACTGTTCCTGGAAGAACAGACATTGAAGTCGGAAGATTGATACGGTTTTACTATCCTTCTGTTGGTGAGAAAAATGTAACAGATGATTCAGAAGCAGGTATATGGGATATTTTAATTTCTGGTATCTACATGGTAACTGCGATTCACCATCAAATAACTCCATTTCGTCATACAATGTTTATTGAAATTGCTAAAGACTCCTATGCTCAACCTCTATATGATGTTGACGATGGAGAACCTGAGACACCAGAAACTGCTCCGACTGCTCCAGCAGCAACTCCAGCACCAGCAACAACTCCAACCGCAATCCCAGCGGCAAAACCAACAACGTGAGAGAATAATAATGGATAATATTACATCTAACAATAACCCAAATTTTTATTGGTGGTTTGGTGTCGTGGAAGACAGAGAAGACCCACTTCGACTGGGTAGATGTCGCGTGAGAATTATCGGTTATCATACAGAAGATAGTGAAGTTCTACCATCCGACGATCTTCCATGGGCGATGCCAGTCATGCCCGCAAATTCAGCAGGAACTTCTGGTGTTGGTTGGTCGCCGACTGGTGCTGTCGAGGGTACTTGGGTCGTTGGATTTTTTGCTGACGGTGAGAACGGGCAACATCCTATGTTCTGGGGTACAGTCGGAGCAATTCCTGGAGGATTGAGATCAGCAGATTGCGCTCCATCAGAAGGGTCAGGTTCTTCTGGCGACGACGCAACAGGCGCACCATCCGAAGAAGATGGCGGTCAACCCATTTCTGCTGGTCCGCCAAATCAAGAGTTTTGGACATTGGTTGCAGTTTGTGCAGCGGAAGCAGGAATGGGTGCAGATAAAGCACAAGATCAATGTGATGTTGCACAATCTATCTACAACAGAATGCTCGCAGGAGTTTATGGTGGCAAATCAGTAACTCAATGCGTTTGCGCCACATGGCAATATGAACCTACTTGGAGTTATCCACAACAAGGTACGACAAGCAAACCAAATGCTGAATGGAAAAACATAAAAGATATAAACAGCGCTGTGAAGGCATTGGGTAAAAAAGGAAACGCAAAACAATTGTTAACTGTTGCAAACAATTTAAAGAACAAAGAACTACAAGATAAGTCTAGAAAATTTGTTGGGCCAAGAACGGACTTCAGAGGAAATCCATATAAAGGTGCTGTAAATAAGGCGGTCGATAGAATTCCTGGTAGCAACAGAACAAATGCTTTTGGTTTTAATAAAAAGAGCACATATAATGGCGAAAAGGGTGTTGCGCAAGTTCCATCTTTTGTCACCAACCAAGCATTAGCATAAAGGTTTGATAATGAACAAGTACGATGCATTTACTCCATACTTCACTTCTGCTGATAATATCAACATGGCAGAAGATGACACCATTGGTTCTCTGACTCGCGATGATGTTGTTGCGCTTCTGAAACAAATTCAGAATGCCATGACCATGCAGTATTATAATCGAGTATATAATTTCGGCGAACCACCGAGGCAAGGTTTTAGTTTGCTTGCTTCCCCTGGAGGTAAATTAACACCAACTGGCGATCAGTGGAAATTTACTGTCGTGCACGCAGACGGTGAATATGGTGTGTATAAACTTGGTGTCGCGCAGTTAATTGATGCAGGAATATTCGGAAGTGAGTTGAATACATGGGTTAGTAATAATCTACCAAATATTCCTGTACCATCAAGAGGCAATGAAGAATATGAAAGTTGGTATAGTCGGTTTTTAAAATATAATTCTGGTAAGCAAACACGAATACTTGAAGCGCCTGTCAGTGCCAGAAATAATGCATTATACTACATGCTAATTTATCCAATTAATGGTGGTGATCCCAGATTTAATGTTTCTGTTCACCCACAATTAGCATTGAAGAATGCAGATGGTGCTTTGACAGAGCATGGTGATATGCATGGAGGATTCATAGAAAATCCATTTTTGCAAGATCTTGCTGCATTAAATTTACTTAAATTCACATATCAATTGTTACTGACTTCAAGGGCAATTAATGTCAATGTAGATAAGAAAACTCTTGCTGGCGCTTTGGGTCTATCAATTTGTTGGGACATCGACGCAACGCAAAACTATTTGCGAGGAAATGTTAAGACAGATGCAAATGGTATATCTGCCAAGTATTGGTTTGATGTTGGTTATAATGCTGTCGCGCTACCATCAGAAAAAGTTGCAACTCCAGGACCAACTGAAGGTACAACAAGCGTAGTTCTCGATGCGGAAGTAACACCTCCACCTACAGCAGAAGAGATTGCTTCAGTTCCTACAGATTCAACAGTTGTTGGTACTGCTAAAACATCAGCAGATTCCACCCAACAAATCGTTAGAAGAATATCTAAAGCAAATAAATTCTCAACTATTTTATATGAATTGACTGAAGCGGGAACAATTTCCGTAAGAGTTACAACAGGATTAAAAGATACACCACCATTTTCTTCTGCCAGTGCTCTCTCAAATCCATATACTACATCTCCTGCTAATGGTATTACGCTTTCGATATATTTTATTGGTGGATTTGATCCTACCGCATTTGAGATTAAAATAATTGATAAGATAGAAAAAGGTGGTCGCTTTCTTTTTCAGGGGGATGATCAACTACCTGGAACAGATGCAGTTATTGCGTTACGGAAATTACTAGATTCAGAAGGTTCTCAGCGCCATGATAGGGGAGTTGGAGAATGGTCTGCTGCTATCCAACAAACAATAAGTTTCATAACTAATAATATAACATCTATTGTAACGCAACTACAAGCACAAAAAGAATTTGAGCGCAGTGGTAGTATTGATCGAGCAGAATCTAATAAGGTTATTGCGTTTGATGATCCAGCTGATGTAGAAACTCTAGTCAAACAACTAGATTCAGTGGCGACCTATGCGCAAAGAATGGGGAATGATTTTACATTTCAAGCAAGTAATACTGCGAAAAACGAAATCCTTGCTAATTTTGCAGAAGATATTCAAAGCATCACCACATCGGGGTCACAAACACCGATAACTGCAGTGGATGGTAGTTCCACTTCTTCCGTATCAACACTACAAGCATCTGGTGCTGTTACTACAGTCACAACAACTACAGAAACAGATGGAACTGTTACGCAAGCAAAGAGCGTAGAGAAAGTACAAGCACCATTAAAGGAACAACCAAAATCAACTATTGATAATGGTATTTCTCATCCCGCACAGGCAGCTGACGCAGTAAATACTGCGGTCAATGCACCAGATGCAGAAAATCTCCCCACAAATGAAAACACCAACATCGCTAAAGCGGATGGTAAAGGATTTGCTGATCCGAAGAAAACCTATCCGAAACCCGACTATGTAAATAAACCAGATACTAATAGTCTTGCGCTTGGCGTCAATTCCCCTGGAATTAATCCAGATCCGAGAACATCTGCTGGTGATAAATCATCACAATCTCTCGGTTCTTCTCCCGCCGCAAGAAACGCATCGAGAAAACGTGCTGTTAAAATGGCAGGTCGTTCGGGATCTACATGGGAACAACCAGCAACTCCATACGCTGCAAAATATCCATACAATAAAGTATTTGCTGGCGAATCTGGACACGCATTAGAAATCGATGATACTCCTGGATTCGAGCGTTTGAATATTGCTCACAAGTCAGGAACCTTTACAGAGACTGGACCTGATGGAACTCAAGTAAATAAAATTATTGGTAATGGGTATTCCATCATTGAAAAAGATGGTTTTGTTTTAATTGAAGGTAATGCCAACGTTCACATTGCAGGACAATGTAATGTGTTTATTATGAATGACACTGCATTAACAATGCATGGTAAAGTCAGTCTTGATATCCATAATGATGTTAATGTCAACATTGGCGGATCGCTTGGTCTTTCGGTGCAAGATGGTATCTATCTTAGAAACGAAGGCGATATTTCTGTCAAAAATGAAGGTAAGGTTGATGCTGATATAACAGGAGCAGTAACTACCAAAACTACTGGTAAATACAATCTAACAACAGATGCAGGATTGAATCTGACATCGAAGGTTAATACACATATCAAATCTGGTGGTTCATTCTTTAATCATTCAACTGGTAACATGAACCTGTGCACTGATGCAGAAATTCTTGCTAAATCTACTGGCGACATTAACTTAAAATCTGCTGCGATGATAAATCAAGAATCGACGGGTAATGTCAATATTAAATCTGCTGGAACTATTAATGCAGAAAGCACAGGAAATATCAGTTTGAAGGCACCATTGGTTACATCTTCGCCAATTGATACCGCAACTCTTGATGTAACAACAGCAAATATTACTACATTGAATGCAGGAACTACAAACCTCAAGGGAACACATAATAGTCCAGATGATACTACAAATATTAAGGGGAACACTACTGCTACTATCACAGTTCCTGCATCTGCTGGTTCTGCTGAAGATGCAGTCTGTGCAGTATCTGCGAAACTCCCAGTAACATATGAGTTAGAACAACCTGTTTCTCTATCTGCTCCACAACCAGTTGAAAGAACTAATGACGACATTAAAACTGGGTATGGTGGCGAAAACAGTAGTATGAACACTGATGGTGGAGAACCTGATGAAAACGGTAACGTTTCAGGACAACTTTCTGGATCTGAAACTGGAGATGACTGTGTTGATAATGGAGGAGATCCTTCATCGGGCAATTCGCCTGAATCGGGCGATGGAACATCGGGTGATGGTACTACTTATCCAGCACCAGCAGGGAAAAGTGGAATACCACCAAAAGATTGTAATACATTGAAGGGAGTAAAACTTCCACCTCTTCCTCAACAGGGACAAAAATATGATGGCACTTTAAAAATTTCTCCAAGAATAACACTGGCACAATTATGTAATGGTAGAGATGGTTGCCCTAGTGGCGCTGCCGATCTTCGTGGACATAAATCGCCAGGAAGCAAACAGAACGAGTATGAAATATTGAATAATCTTCGTTGTCTTGCTGTTAACGTCATAGAACCATTGTTCGACAAGTATGGATCTGTGACTTGGTCCTGTGGATTTAGAAAATACTATCCGAATGGGAAGAAAAATAAACTGGATCCTAATGCGCATGGTTGGGGATCAGCAGTTGACTTGTCATTCCCTAAATTGAGCAAAAAACAATATATTGATGTTTGTCGCTGGGCTGCTTCTAATCTATCAGCATATGATCAAATTATTCTTGAAAAGAATAGCAGCGGTTCAGTTTGGATTCACATAGGTTATGTAGGTAGAAACGGAAAATCGAGAGGACAATGTCTGACAGCCACTCCTTCTGGTAAAGGTATGAAATACACAGCAGGATTTAAACAAGTCGCCTAGAATTGATATAAATAAGTATATGGCAGTAAAAGAAACAAACAGAATATACTCTGATCTGGATTTATCCTTTGGTGCGCATCCAATCACGGGTGACGTTGTAAAGAAGTATGATGTCAATTCAGTCAAACAAGCACTCAAGGTTTTGATCTTGACACAATATTATGAGAGACCTTTTCAACCAAAATTGGGATCTCCCGTATATGGTATGCTGTTTGATCAGGTCGACACAATCACTGCGAATTCTTTGAAATTGCGAATAGAACTACTGATTAACAAATTTGAACCGAGAGTTAGATCTCAACAAGTAGATGTAGTTCCATTATATGATGAAAATGCATTTGAAATTACCATGTATTTTTACGTTATTGGTGTTCCAGATCCCGTAACATTT